CGCTCTTCAACGCTGTCTACGTGGTCAGTGAATTGCTCCTCTTTGGGCACAATGTGTGTCCATGAGCAATGAAAACTGCACGCGTACCCATCTGAGGTATATCTCCAAGAGCGAAAGCTCGAGGCCGATAATTCAGATTACGGTCCACTTGGGTGCGAACCCGAGTAAGCGTGAACGTCAATTGCTGGAATCCCTTCTCACGGCGATGAAAGATCTCCGTGATGGGACTCTACCAATAACGTACTCGCATCGTGTGTAGTCCCGTCGTCTAAGCTATGGACTGGCCACCTCTATTAAAGGGGGACCATGAAAAGCCTGACGTCACTCTGGTCCTGTACAGCTAACGAAATGGCTGTACGATGTTGCACTAGCGCCACGCTCGACATAAAAACTGTCGAGCGTCGGACAGAACACGAGGGGTTGTCGTTTTTGGCGATAACCCTGGCGAGCTATGGAAAAGCTATCGAAAAATGGCTTAACCAAGGCTTCGTCGTCCCTTCCGACTGTCCCGCTTTCGAGCGGGGCCGTCGTACTGGTCTCCCCGTATTTCTACGGGGTTTCCTTGGACGTGTGTTCGATCCTAGTAGTGGCGTGCTTTTGGATGTTCCGGACATTGAAGCAATCTTTTCTTTGCGTCAACTTACGTTGATGTTTAGTAAGATCGCTCTCCCTCAGGACAAGCCTTTCGGTAAGTCCACGCGGGTCGTTAATCCGCGTCGTGAGAGACGAGCAATGTCCGATTTCATTCAATGTGAAAAGGATGTGAAGAGGTCTGACTACATGCTTGATCCTTCCTTTATGGAGGATTTCAAGCGTATAGCCCGGCTGCTTTATACTGACCTTTTTGCAAAGATGGACAGAGATGTCCACTTTGCAAGGTTGGTCCCTAAGCATGGTCCAGGCGCTGTCGCTGATCGTCTTAGCAGTAATGCTAAGTGGGATCAGCGAACCTGGACTACTCGTCTTCAGCAGGCTATGCCTGCTGAAGAGTTCCTCATTCCAAACCTCTCTTTCAAGAAGGAGTTGGATAAGGATCTCACATTCCTTGAACCCGGAGCGGAGGTTCCCGTTAGGGTAATCACCGTTCCTAAAACGCTCAAGACTCCAAGGATTATTGCGATTGAACCAACTGCTATGCAATATGCACAGCAGGCAATTCTTCGCAGTTTTCTCTTGTCATGGAAAGAGGATGGTTTCCTCTCCCATGTCATCGGCATGGATGATCAGGACCCTAATCGGTTTCTTGCTTCCAAAGGTTCACACAGTGGTGACCTTGCTACACTCGATTTGAGTGAAGCTTCCGATAGAGTCTCGTATCAGCATGTACGAGCTTTGCTCGAAGACTTTCCGGAATTGCTCCGGGCGGTCGATTCTTGCAGATCTCGCAAGGCTGATGTACCTGGTTTCGGCGTTATTCGCCTTGCCAAGTATGCGTCTATGGGTTCAGCTCTCTGCTTTCCTTTTGAGGCCATGGTATTTCTTACCATTATCCTCGTTGGGATCGAAAGGGAGCTAAGCACTCCGCTTTCTCGGAAGAAAGTGATTAAGCTTTTCTCCGAGCAGGTGCGTGTCTTTGGGGATGATTTGATTGTCCCCAGAGACTATGTGCTGTCCGTCGTCGATGAACTCGAGGCTTTCGGCTATCGAGTTAACACCGGCAAGTCCTTCT